ATCAAACATCAAGGTGTCCCATAAGCAGTTACGTTAGCCAAAGTAACCAAGTTTCCAGAAGAATCTAAACTAGCCACGTTGGTTCCGTTATAGTTAAAGTATAATTTTGTACCGCTAGGTGTAACATTCCAGCCGCCTGAGTTAGTAATATTGTTTGCTGTCGCAGCATTGCCAGTAATATTAATGCTGGCCGATGAAACCCAAGTTGGGACAGATGATCCATTAGACTGAAGTACTTGGCCGCTTGTTCCGTTGGCAATAAAGCTAGTAGTATTAGAAGCGCTTTGGTAATGTATTTGAGAGGCTGCGCCACCAGAAATATTGGCTACTGAGGTGGGAGTGCTCAATGCTACCATGGAAGTTCCGGTGCAATAAGCCAATACAGTTTGACCATTTGCTATCGTTATAGTAGATCCGCCAGTTGGTCCAAAATAAGCCGTGGCACTAGAATTTAAACTGTTGGTGATAATGTATAGTTTTTGAACGGCTGGGCAGTTAACTACATAGCTGGCATTTTGGTTCCCGCTGATAATTACTACAGCATTACGGGCCTCATCTGATGTCCCGTTGTAATTTGACAACGTATAGTTAGCGTTATTCATGGAAATGGTGGTTTGGCCAACAATGGCTTGTTCCAGCAAGGTTCCAAGATTTTTATTGGTAGTCGTACCCCAAGTTCCGGATTGATCTCCGTTACCGATAAGCTCCAATAATAGGCTAGTTGAGTAGGTTGATGCCATAAATATCCTTACTGATTATTAAAAATAATCGTCCAATTTGGGGTCTGACTGTCGTTAATATTACCCCAATTTGGGGTTTGACCATCGTTAATTTTAATCCATCCAGAAGAAGGTTGGCTAGAGGCAATAATAAAACTTTCTTTCTGGGTTGTTACAAAAGCAGCTATTACAGTTGGGCTGTCTGCTATAGAGGCCGATTCTGTAATATTTGACTTAAATGCCGCCAAAACAACTTTAGTGTCATTTACGGTAATGGTTTCACTTACCGCTACACTATAACCACCAATAATTGCAGATCCAACAGTGATTGTTTCAGATATAACTGGGCCAAACCTAGCTGGACCAAGTTGAGAATCTGCTGCTTGGATTGCTTCAAATACGGTTTGAGGTGATGCTACGTTATTTCCAATATCAATATCTACAGGAGATATAGACTCAATTACAGAGTAAGCAAAAGTAGCTAATACTGCATTAACATCAGCTATTGTTGATGATTCTGTAGCATTTAAATTCCATGTAAATGCTGGCGAATCTGCAAAAGAATTGTTTTCTGATATTGAGCTAATAAAAGATGCAATTGCTGATGGTAAATCAACAATACTAAATGATTCTGAAATTAAATTAGCAAAAACTGCTGTTCCTATTTGAGAATCAGCAGAGGTAATAGAATCGTTTACGGTATCTATATATGCTTTAATTGCAACGGGTAAATCTGCAACCGTTAATGCTTCAAAAATTGCAGTAAAAAAAGTAGCAACTAATGCTTCGCTATCGGTTATTGTAGTAATAGATTCTGAAATGCCCGCACCATATACATTTTTATATGGGCCGGATGCAAATGGCGCTTGAGAAAACGCATTAATGCCAAACATTATTTACCCTTCAGGGCGTCTATTTCGGCTTTTAATTCTGCTATTGCTTGGAATGCCAAAGCAACTAATTTTGGATAATCAACCGCAAGAGTGCCATCTTCTCTGGTTCTTACTGCGATTGGAAATACAGATTGCACGTCTTGTGCAATAACGCCAAAATCATTTTTTTGAATAAAGTAACCATCTTCTCCACCATGAGTTTCAAGATAATCATCGTTCCAACTAAATGTTTTTCCACCAATATATTCTACTTTTTGCAATGCAGCACTTATGGGTTTGATGTTTGTTTTTAAATTTCTATCTGAAGAATAGTAAGCAGTAACATTGTTTGTAGCGCGTATTTCGCCAGTTGTACCAGATGCTGCAGTGCCAACACCTAATGAACCTAATTGAACAGAGGCACTTGTTCCCACATCTATTGGTCCACTTCCGGTGCTTGCAATTACAGAATACTTGGATGGGTAATCAACCCAAACTGTTACAGTTCCAGTAAATGTTACTGCCGTATTTGAATTGCTAGATTGAGAAACAGTTGTTCTGGTCAGCAAAGTAGACGAAGTTAATGTGCCAAGACCGGTCTCCCAGTTAGTGCCATCCGTTGCAGAATAATAAAGCGTGTTGCCTGTTGTAATTGCAGAAAAAGCCTGAAAGCCAACTACCGAACCTGTTAAACTAAAACTAACGGTGGTGTTGGCTGTACCAGTCTGTAGGACGCGATCAGCTAACTGTAAAGCCATAAAAGGCTCCTAATTAAGACGTTGCAGTAGTCGTATAAGTAACTGCGATGGAGTCGCCGTTGGCTACGATTTTTGATCCGCCGGTAAAGTTTCCTGCGCTATACAAAACACCACCAGTAGCACTAACAGTTCCAGAAGCAGAAGCGCCTGAGTTAATAAAGCAACCAAAAATAGTGGCAGTTGCAAGCATACTGAATGTTACTGCGCCGGCCGCTTTAGAAACAATATTGCTTGGTGAAGCAGATCCGTTATTGGAAGCCGCGGTCCAAGTTGGAGCTTGACGTGCAGCGTAAATACTTGTAGATGGCTCATACCAACCAGCGTGAGTGGTCATGGTATCTGACTGGAAATAGTTAGCCGTTGCAGATGCGCTGGTTACTAAACCAAGATAGTTGGCACCAGAAGATGTTCCGCCGCCAGTACCAGTAGCACCGAAATAGTAATCAAACAAAGCTTGTTTACCAGCTGCGGTAACCAAGTTCTCTGCTAAATCTTGCCATTTAATATTGCCGTTTGCATCATAGCAAGTTACGCCATAATAGCCCTGTAGACCAACGGCTTCGGCAGCTCCAGCTCCGCGCGTAACGGCTGCTGCTGAAACATCACCGTAGTTTGATTTTTCCATAAAAACTCCTTAACTATAACGAATAATGGCGGTGGTTGATGTCGCCGTTGGGAAAGTAACTGTAAAGCTGCTAGACGCGGTTTTATCCGCGCCAAAATCTAACACTGCAACTGCAGCATTGGTAGTGCTATTGTATATTAATGCACCCCTGCAAGTAAAGCTGGCCGGGCTCCACGTGACGTTATTAAATGAAATATAAGCCGTGTTTGTAGCGTTATCACCTGTAGGGGTATTGGATATGGTTAAAACCTGACCTCCGGCCGTATAGCCGGTTCCTGACACTTCATTGCTGGAGGTATAGGTTGTAGTTGTGTTATCTAAACTAGCAGCTGCCGTGTAAAGGGCAATTTTGTAGGTATAAGGGGTACCCGAGGCAAAGTTTTCTAAGCCGCTAAGTACGTTAATTTTAAACTGGGTGGTTTGCCCTTGAACGATTGTCATCTAGCCACCTGATTTCTAGGAGCCACATTAAGCTTAAGCTGGCCATCGCGGTAAGCATCTCCACGCTCCAAGCCATCGCCAAGGCGTCTAAGTTCTTGTAAAGCCTCTTGGTACTTTTGTTCATAGTATCCAACAAGGTCTTGCTCGCCTTTCATAAAAAGCATAGCTTCCCGCATTGCACCATAAAATAGTACTGGATCATAATTGTCGCCTAACCAAGTAGTTCCTGTGGCATTGGTTACTGTAGCAACAGTGCAGGCAAAACCTGAACCAGCGCCACCAAGATAGGCATTAGACACATTTAAAGTATCGCCAACCACATAGAATTGACCGCCATCATTGAGTGTTACGCTGGTCACCGCCGTGCCAGAAACTACAAAAGTGCCAATCGCGCTCATGCCAGAACCATTGGTAAATGGGACATTTTCGTAAACGCCATTGACATAGCCTGTACCACCTGTAATGCTGGCGCTTAAAGTAGCAATTTGACCCTGAACAATCGTAGGTGGGTAGTAAAAATAATGCAACTCGGAGCTATAGCTTGAATCTGGCGTAGGGCCGAGCAGAACTGATAGCGCCTCAAAGTTATTGTATTGATTGCCAAAAAGTGCGTAATATTTTGGCAAACCGGTATAGCTGGCGCTGGAATAGGCTTCACGTATAAAGTTAACATCTTTGTTAATTAAATACGTGTAGTTGCCAGACCCGTCAATAACGGCTAAAGAATATGTAGAAAGATAATCGCTAGGCAAAGACAAATACGGATTAGATGCCGTCATGTTTCCAGTTACGTTTTTACGCAACGAAGGAATCTGAACGCTGTTGTAAATCCGATCCTCCGCTTCCATGACGAAACGGGGAATACTGGCTACAAATAATGCCTCAGTATTTTCAGCATAGTTCTGTATCGCGTTATACAGTTGTACATAGTTCATTAGGGTTTACCCTTAAGCCATTGGACCACGTGCAATACGACCTTTGGTAGCTGCACCATTGCCGCGAGTTTCAATACCATCCTCTACTACTTCATCGTAGGTAAAAGCGCCGCCACCATAAGTTGGGCTACGTGCGTCTACTGGATCATCTTTCAAGTCGGTATGAACTTTAGCATAAGCAGTCGCTGGCTTATTGTTACGAGCTTTACCTGTTGTAATAGCAGGGCTATCTTTGCTGGTAAACGGAACATTCTTTGCGGTTGCCATATTAACCACCTCTTTGATTTTTAGCGCGAGCTACGTTACGGCCAACACTGCGCATATCCATGCCAGTAGGTCCGCCTTTTTTAAGCTTGGAAAGGTTTGTGCCTTTACCGCCCTTGTGCTCTTGTTTGTCGTGCATTTTGAAAGCTTTTTTAATCATTGCTTTGTCTTGCTTGACATCTTCTTTCATTTCTTTTTTATCCATTGCTTTGGATTCTTTTTCCATTTTTGCCATCATTTACTCCTAAGTTGTTGATATTGTTACTGTTCCTACTTGCCCAATTGCAATCAGATAATTCAAAGTCAGAACAGTATCAAAACTGCTGGCTCCGCCTACCGGATTCCAGCCCCATTGAAACACACGACTACCACCAGATACATCTCCGGCTTGCAAATAGCTTATGCCGCTGCCTTGGTTAACCAACAATCCGTTGTTACCGGAGGCATAGTAACTGACATCTGGCCGTGGCTCCCGAACCGCTTGCGGATCGTTCACGGGGTACATACCTAATTGTAACTGAGGGTGGTCTGGATCCCAACACTCATAACACACTTTTACACGATATGGCTTGGTTTTAAGCGTCTGAGTTCTTAACTCTTTTAGCTTATAACGCTGACCACATCGGTCACATTCTGCAATTGCAAACTTACCGGAAGCAAACTTATTTGGCATTAGAGCATCCTGCCCTTCGTTTTGCCTTTCGTTTCAATTCCATGTCCGCGAACCGATCCGCCTTTTTTAATGGCTTTTGGGTTATTAAGCATTTTTAATTCTGCTGCTGCGCCACCCGTGCCGGCTCCACCACCACCGCCAATAGTGCGGTTTATCTGAGTTCCAACTCTGGGGCCAGTATCATAATATGAAACACCGGTGTACTTTGGCTTGCTTCTAACATCTCTTCCAATCTCGGCAATTATGTCTTTAGCTGCTTGCACTTCTTCTTTAGTAGCCATGATTACCTCATATAAGACATATTGCGTGGCACAAAGCGAATAGAGGCTTTTTCGCGGTCTTCTTGTGCCGCGTAGTTAAATACTTCCTCATAATATTGCTTTAATGCCATCGCGCGCGTGGGATCCATATCTGGCAATTTCATGGCTAAATGAGAAGCTAATCCTGCAACCATACATGGAATCCAACGGAAAGGAATATCGCCTACATTGATACCGCCGCCAGCGTCTTGAATCCGGCGCATACGCCAATAAACAAAGGTATAGTTTCCGCCAGAGTTTGGTGTTGGCCATACGTTAATGCAGGGCAAATTAGAGATATAAACACCAGCGCCTGATGCGTGAGAGGCTGCAGTGGTGTCATTCTGACCGCGCCAGCAGTTTGTTATTACGTTTCCAACTAAATTGGTATAGGCAATAATTTCTGAATCAATCTGCACAAAGCCAGTAGAGCCAAGATTAGTAGCATCATTTACTGTCATTGTGGTCGCTGATGAGGTTACCGCCGCGGCCAAAGTTGCCGAAGGAATGGCATTAGTTAAACCATTTTGGCGGTTGATCCAAACTTGAATTGGACGGCCATTAGTCAGTTTATTAGGAATAGTAGCGTAAGTAGACTCAGATATACGGCTAATATTAATATCAGTTTGCGTGGTTGTATTTCCATTGTTTTGACGGATAACCTGATCTAGTAAATCAATTGTGTCTACTGGCAGCGGATAAATAGCTTGCCCAGAAGTGAGCGCAATGCTGCCCTCTTCAATAGTCCAAAGGTTTATTCCACGGTTTGCCCACTCAATCGTAAGCAAATTAAGAGAACGGCGCGCTGTTCTAAGGTCGTAACCAGAACGTAACTGCGAGCCACAACGCTCAAAGGCTTCTTCTACAAGCTCAGTGAGGTCTAAATTAAATGATGTTTGTCCTGATGGATTGGCCATTTATAATGCTGACGCGGCTTTTAAAGCGGCTATCTCAGCCCTTAATTTAATAATTTCTTTATCGCGTTGATCCAGCTTTCTAAGTAAGCTATAGCTGGCCTCTGACCACATGGACATATCTTTAATGCGCTCGTTATGATCCCGCTCCATCATCTTATAAAGACGGTCTGCTGTTTTCATTTGAGCTTCTATAAAGTTAATCACTTTTTCATTCCCTTCAGGGTTTCCGCCAATCTAGCCCGCTGACCCAACTTGCCGGGTTTTTTTGTTGCTGCAGCTAGTTTCTTTGGCGGAATAGTTTTACCTTCCTTTACGCCTAATTCTTTGCGTAAAGCTCCGGGTTTTTTAATTGCTTTCTGAATCCACTTTTCAGCCATTATTTGCTC